CCCGAAGATAACCCCAATTTAAATTTAACTGGCGCACAACGGATTAAATACAATAATGCCCGGGCTTTTTCTAGAGCGTTTAATGACGTTTTTACAAGAGCTTACGGGGGCGAATTGTTGCGAACACAGGCGACAGGTGCAGATCGCATAACCCCCGAACAGTTAGCCAATCAACTAATTACTAGCGCAGGAAATGAAACCGCTGCACGTTTTACTCAATTGAATAATGCCATGGATTTTATAATCCAACGGCAACCCGATCCCACGATTAAAGCCGAAATGCGGGCACTTAAAAAATACGATTTGAGAGGCGCTACAGATATTATCTTGCGCGATATTCTAAGTAAAAAAGTAATTGATCCTGTAACCGATCAAATAAGACCCGCACCTTTAGCAAGAGCTTTACGGGACTACGAAGAAGTTTTTCAGGTGCCGGGAATGAATCGCGTAAAACTAGATTTACAGGATGCCAAAAAAGCACAGCTTTATTTAAACCGGGTAAAACGAGATGTCAGGAAAGCCGGTTACACCCCAGAAGCGGAGGGTATCCCGGGTGACGTAAGGATCGAAGCAACAGGGCCGAGGCGTAAAGGAAGCTTTGAAGTACCTTTAATTGCACAACGGGGCAAAGACATAGACGCTTTTCGGGTGTTTCTTGACAACCAAGAAAACCCCACTCAGGAAATTCTTACTCTCAAGAAAACTACGAACCCTGAAAGAGCCTTTCGGGGTTTAATCCAATTAGTGCGTAGTGGAAACCGCCAAGTTAAAGGAAATGCTGTTGAAGGCTTACGACAAGTTATTATGGACGCGGCTGTTGAAAATTCTCGTCGAACTGCGGCAGGGCCTTTACGCGGGACCATTGATTTTTTTAAATTTAACGAGTTTTTAAATACCCCCTTGGGAGTAGGTAAAAAATCAATTTCTTTGCGGGAATTACTAAAAAACGAAAAAGTTATTACAGACCAAGAATTTAATGATCTGGCTACTCTTACCGATTATGGACAACGCACTGAACGCTTCCTTCAAGGCGGCGACGACCCCGATCAAATAATTGATGATATTCTGCACAGCGGTTCACTGTTGGTCGCAGCAGCGGGCAGAGCAGCGGGTGCCACGTTTTTTAGTAAAGCTTTAGACAGGCTCTATGGCGCCATCGGGATAGGAGGAGTACGCAACGCGGCTTTAGTTGAAGCGCAACTCGGCGCAACTCTTGCTGGAAAATATTTGGACCAACTACCGGGCCAAGCGATGGAAGCAATTTTGTTTGAAAGCTTTAAAGACCCTAAAAAAATGGCGGCTTTAATGAAAAAAATACGCAACCCAGCCGATGTGAGACGTTTTCACGGAATGCAGCGCCCTATTTTAGAAAGCATTATAGGCTTAGAGGGTTATCGAGAAATATCTGAACGGATCGCTGACGATAGATTCTTTGAAGAAGAAACTGAAACCGTAGAACCGATGCCGGTAGCACAAGCGCCTACACCACGACCCAGTGCGCCTCTGGTAGACCCTACCCCGGCACCACTACCTGTCGCCCCTACTCCACCGCCCCCGGCCCCCAGACAGGAACCGGTTGCTTCGCCTTCGACGCGATCTCAATATGCCGCTATGTTCCCTTACGATACCGCTAGTGAAATTATTCGAGGACAGGAAGGTATCGCTTCTTTGGTTTAACTAACTTAACTTGAGTGAGGTTTGTCGTGGCAGACAAAAAATGGATTCAAAAAGCAATCAAAAAGCCCGGTGCGCTGCGTAAAGCGGCTGGAGTCAAAAAAGGCCAGAAAATTCCGGCCAAGAAATTAAACAAGCTTGCCAAGCAAAAAGGCGTGACCGGCCAACGTGCCCGTCTGGCTAAAACCTTGGGCAAAATGCGTAAGAAAAAATAGACCCCTCAAGAATGACGTGAACGAAATAAAAATTAAAATTAGCGGCAACGAAGCCATGATCTTTTTAGATCGTCTTGCTCAGATCGAAGCCGACTTAGAAGAATGCGTAGCGTACATTCGAGAATTAAAAGAGAGTCAGACCAGCCAGCCTCGAAAATCTTCCCCTAAAACGGTTTGAGCAAGGTTTATCTTGTTGCGTAGTGCTTCTAAGATGCGCTCGTCAATCGTGTCTGGACTCACCAAATCAATATATGTGACCGATTTCTCCTGCCCGATACGATGCGCCCGATCCTCAGACTGTAGCCGGGACTCTAAATCGTAGCTGTTGTTGTAATAAATCACCGTGTTAGCCGCTGTCAGGGTAATACCATAACCACCTGTTTTAGGGTGACCAACAAAAAACCGTAACGGTGAATCTTCTTTTTGAAACTCCACGACAATATTCTGACGGTCATCCTGTGGGGTCGGACCATGATAAGTTGCCACGCTGTCTTCCCCGTACACCCCAGCTATGGCTTCACGGATCATTTCAATATCGTGCGTGTAGGTAGCCCAGATTAACGCCTTTCCCGACACCTCTTCGATAACTTCCATAAGCTGCGTCAAGCGATTGTTCTTTAAAGTCTGAATAGGCGCATCTTCATCTGGTTTAATAAAGCCGCAAGTGATTTGTTGTAAACGCATAATTTGCGTCAAAATACTGGCAGTAGTTACCATCTCCCCGTTATCTAAACGTACCAAGGCCAGCTCTTTCATCTGATGATAGGCTTTGCGTTGTTCGTCAGTTAAGGGAACATTACGCCGGGTATAAATTTTATCGGGTAGATCAAGACACTCTTCTTTGAGAACTCGGCACGTAAATCTTTCCAGTTTGTTGCCTAGCTCATCTAGGCGTCTGTACCCCATCAAGTGCGGATAATGACCGCCGCCCGGTCTGGGCCTTCGCTGCATAACCGCGTACCGCGCTTGGAAGGCAAAAAAATTGTCATACCCCAAGGCTTTGTTGGCTAAAAAATCGCACTGACTAAACAGATCCAAGGGACTCTTGGTAATGGGACTGCCTGTTAACACCCGTCGATACTTGGCCTGACGCCCACACTTCACCACCGCTTTAGTTCTTGCGCTTTTTCGATTCTTAATAGTAGTGGATTCATCTACCACCATCATTGAGTTGGGATTCAATTCCAGAAACCGCAAGGCCGTACTCTGACCTTTTTGCGTGGACAAAGCTTCGACGTTCATCACAAGGAATGCCAACAACTTAGTCTTGCGATTTTGGGGAAGGGCAATCGCCGTAATTTCCGTTTTAAATTTCTCTGTCCAATTGGGTTGCCAGCGAACAATGGTTCGTTCGATACGATCCGGCAAATGTCTGGGGATCTCTTGCTGTACCCAGTTGTCAAATACCCCTTTAGGAGCAACTATCAGGACGGTATCTAATTCGCCTTGTTCGTACAATGCGCCAATGCTATCAATCGCTACCTTGGATTTACCTGTGCCCATCTCCATGGCTAAGAAGTAATAAGGCTTGGCCCACGAGTCTTCCCATGCAGTTTGTTGGTGAGTATAGGGTTGAGTTTTAAATTCATACATTATTGATAGCCTCTTGACATCAGAGAATATATAAGAGAATATGCGGAAGTCAAGGGCATAAACGCCCTTTAATCACGATGGAGATCAATGAATGAATGATTTATTGGCAGAAATGGAAGCAGATAAGGAAGTTGCTTCACAACTGGATAATCTTAGCACGGATGGCTTGGCTACGGTAACGAGTTTGGCGCAAGAGATTGCCGTTTACGAAGAAAAAGTTACCGATTTAGAAGACAAGCTTAAAGCCGCAAAGGCAAAGCTTATGCAACTTACCGATTACGACCTCCCTGACATAATGCACGAGATCGGCCTCACCGATTTTACGCTTGCCGACGGAAGTAAACTTGAAATTAAGCAGACCTATGGCGCCCGGATTCCCGTGGAATACCGAGAGCAAGCTTTTGCTTGGTTAAAGGAACACGGGCATGACGACATTATCAAGAATCTTGTTTCGGTTCCTTTCGGACGCGGTGAAGACGGGTCCGCCAATGACTTTATGGAGTTGGCACAGCAACACGGGTTTTTGCCCGACCAGAAAAAAGAAGTACATCCACAGACGCTAAAAGCGTTCGTCAAAGAACAGCTTACTAAGGGTGAAAGTGTACCCATAGATTTATTCGGCGTATTCACAGGCCATCGGGCTACGATCAAAAGGGGTAAAAAATGAGTACCAAGAAAGCAGTAGCAGACACAGAAAAATCGACAGCCGTAGCCAACGTCACTCTGTTTGAGGAGGACGCGGGCGAAGGTGTTGCCATGGGTAAAGAAGACATCCAACTGCCTCGACTTAAAATTTTACAAGGCAATAAGGTTGGGGAAGGTCAGAAAATGATGCCCGGGATAACTGAAGGCGACATTTATAACGACGCGACACTAGACTTTTTTTCAGGAGAAGAGGGCATCAAAGTAATTCCGTGCGTATACCAGCGCCGCTTTTTGCGGTGGCCCGCTGTACGGGGCAGTTTACCGCCTTTAGAGGAATATTTACCCAATGAACCTCGGCCTACTACGGTAAGGGATGCGAACAACAACGACATCATTACCCATGAAATAGACGGATCGGTGTGCAACAACGGCGATTACATCGAGGAAACGCACAATCATTTTGTGTTAATTCTTTTAGAAAATGGCATGACCCAAATGGCGTGTCACAGTATGAAGAGAACGGGCTTGAAGCCATCCAGAACTTGGAACTCGATTGTCGGAAGCCGCGTGGCAGAAGGCAAAGACGGTCCGTTTACTCCTGCGCGGTATAGCCATGTTTATAAATTAAACACGTTTGAACGTGAATCCAATGGCAACAGGTGGGCGCAGTTAAACATCACCTTAGATTCTTCTTTGATCGATGATAACAGGATTGATCTTTACAAACAGGCTAAACAGTTTGCCGCTTCAATTATGGCCGGTGAAGTTTCGGTTAAGTATGAGGAAGAAGAAGAGTCAACGACTACTGAGGGCGATGTACCGTTTTAAGTTATGGAAGACGCGAAGATTTTTTCAACAATCTTTGACGGTCTGAAAGCAGCTTACGGTACATATCGAATCGACAGGAAGTCGAGCAATGGCAAAAGTGTGGGCAAGGCCCAAGTTGTAAAGGGTGAGCGCACACTGGAACATTGGGAAGGGCATCTGTCTGGTAAAGGCGATGCCCTTGGGATCATCCCCATCAACGAAGACAATAGTTGTGTGTGGGGGTGCATCGACATTGACACGTACCCGTTGGACCACAAAGAACTAATAACTAAAATAAGGAAGCTCGATCTGCCGCTTGTTGTTTGTCGGAGCAAGAGTGGCGGAGCGCACTGTTTCTTATTCACTACGGATTGGATCAGTGCGGAGCAGATGCAGGAGACTCTCCAGCACATTGCAGCCTCGCTAGGATATGGGGGCTGCGAAATTTTTCCTAAACAGGTGCGGCTGTTTCTCGATAGAGGCGACGTGGGCAATTTTCTCAATATGCCCTATTTTGATGCCGAGGAGGGTTTACGGTACGGCATTAAAGACGACGGCCAATCAGCCACGCTTCACGAATTCTTTGAAATGCATAAGACCTATGCTCAAACTCCAGAGCAGGTAGGCAGCTTAACCATTGAACCCGACACCGCTATTCCAATTAAGGATGGCCCGCCGTGCCTTCAAATACTGGCGCGAGAAAAGATATCAGAAGGAGGCCGTAACAACGGTCTTTTCAACCTTGGCGTTTACCTCAGAAAAGCTTTTCCCGATTCATGGGAGAGCGAGTTTTTAACCTACAACGCGCAATTTCTTGATCCACCGTTAGCACTGGATGAAGTGAATATCGTCGCCAAGCAATTGCAAAAAAAAGACTACGCCTACAAATGCAAGGACACCCCGATCTGCAACCACTGCAACCCAGAAGTCTGCAAGACACGCAAGTTTGGGATTGAAGCCGCTGTTACAGGCGTGGTTATAGCTAACCTTAGAAAATACAACTCGACTCCGCCAATCTGGTTTGTGGATGTCGGCTCACGGCCCTTGGAGCTGGAGACTGATGCGTTGATGAATCAGAAAGCTTTTCAGCGGGCGTGTGTAGAGCAACTGGATTTTATGCCTCGCACTGTCAAGATGGATCAATGGGAAGGACGCATTAACGGCTTGCTCCAAGAAATGTCTGAACATGACGGCTCCATTATAGAGGTGTCGCAGGATGCCAGTATCGAAGGCCAGTTCTACGATTACGTCGAAGACTTCTGCACATCCATGCAACAGGCCCAAGCGAGGGAGGAAATCCTTTTGCGCCGACCTTGGACCGATGAAGAGGAAGGGCGCACTTTTTTTAGACTTAAAGACTTGGAAGCGTTTCTCAAGAAGAATAAATTTTTTGAGTACAAGTCACATAAAATAGCCCAGCGGCTACGGGACATTAACGGATCAGCTACGACCATGAAGATCAAAGGCAAAGCTGTACGGGTGTGGGCAATTCCAGCCTACGACGTCATTGGTGTCTCGATTAACGTGCCCGACATGGGTCAGAACGAAAAGGTTCCGTTTTAGTGTTTAGGGTTTTTGGACCTCCCGGGACGGGCAAAACTACCCGGCTCCTCAACATGGTGGATGAAGCTTTGGCGCAGGGCATTCCCCCTAACCGCATTGCCTTCTTGGCCTTTTCGCGCAAGGCCGCAAACGAGGCCAAGGAACGAGCGGTAGAACGCTTCAAGCTTAGCGTAGATGATCTCCCCTTTTTTAGGACGCTGCACAGCTTTGCTTATCGCACATTGGCGATCCAGAAGCACAGTCTGCTTCAGAAAGAACATTTTGAGGAGCTGGGCGCAAAGATTGGAATCAGTCTCAATGTCACGCAGGACATGGAGATCGAGGACGGTCCGCCAGTTAATCTGGAACATCCTGTCCTGTCGTTAATCAATTTGTCGCGTCTCAAAAAAACCGCGCTTCACACCGAATACAACATCAGTGATTTAGACATTCCGTGGCATGAAGTTGACTACATTGCGCGAGCCTATGACGAATTTAAAGCCGTTCACGGACTACTGGATTACACCGATATGCTGGCGCTTTTTGTGAAGGAAGGGGTGGAGGTCTGTCCCGAGTTTGATTTTTGTTTTCTGGATGAGGCACAGGACCTCTCGCCCCTGCAATGGGATATTGCCCATATGCTGGACACTAAATCCAACCGGATGTACGTGGCGGGCGATGACGACCAAGCTATCTACCGTTTCAGCGGTGCGGATGTGGAATACTTTCAAAACCTTGATACCAGCTCTGAAGTTCTGGAGCAGTCGTATCGCATCCCACGCACCGTGCATTCTCTGGCGGAACGCATTGCCAGCCGAATTCACAGGCGTTTTCCTAAAGTTTACAAGCCGCGCAATCACGAAGGCCGCATTACCCGCTTGGCTGACATTCAGGAACTGGACATGAGTGAGGGCAGTTGGCTAATTATGGCCCAAGCGAACTTTATGCTTTCGCCGCTGGCAGTAGAACTAAAAAGCCACGGCTACCTGTTTGAGCGCAACGGCTCCCGATCCATCAGCGAAAAGATTTCTACGGCGATCAACGGGTGGGAACAGCTTCGCAAGGGGCGAGAAGTTTCTTTGCCTACCGTACAGGCTCTTTATTCTTATTTATCGGGTAATGGCGGCAGAGTTGCGCGAGGCAAGAAAAAAATCATAGCCGATGCGGACGCAACCTTTAGCTTGACCGAACTTCAAACTGATTACGGTTTGTTGGCAACCGATGACATGATTTGGCACGAGGCGCTGGATAAACTTCCAGCCATGGACCGGGCCTACATTACCGCTTTGCTACGCAGGGGCGAGAAGTTCAATGCCAAACCGCGCATTCGACTCTCCACGATCCACCAAACCAAGGGCGGCGAAGCCGATTCGGTTGTGGTGTATCTCGACCTCACCGCCGCCGCACTGAACGGACCCTCCGATGACCTGCACCGCGTGTTCTATGTTGCCGTCACACGGACCAAGGAACACCTGTATCTGGTTGAACCCGAAGATTATACGAGAGCTTATGACCTATGATTACCCTGCGTATGGAAATGTCAGAACGTGAATGTCCGCGTTGCAAGGCCAAGGCCGAAGAAGTGATTAACACCGAAAAGCGCAAGCGCGTGGGCTGGTATTGCGTCAAGTGCCACCACTTTGAGAAAGCGATTTTGAGAGAGATGAAGATATGACAATTAGTGTATTAGAAGGTCCAGAAGATAATTTTCCATCCCAAATGCGAGAAGCGCTTAGCCATTCGGTGGACTGCGAGCGCTTAGTGACTCTTTACATGAGTTTTAACGACACGTCCAACGAGCAAGGGGGTATTCCAGATTTCGATATAAAAGTTGAGCAACTCCCTCGTGGGCAAGTGAGGATTACGGTGGAAGAAGTTCAAGCACCGCATTGGCAGGAGAAGCGAGAACTGGAACAGCAAGGCTCTCGCTATGAAACTACTTATAAAACCGTTCTTGATGTGACGCTGCAACACCCGTGCCCCGCCGAAAGGGTAACTGAGTACATGCAAAAAACAGAACATGACGAGTTTGAAGCCAAGGCGAAACGATGGCAAGAAGAAAGGGAAAAACATGAAAACTAAACTACAAATGGCTATGTTTCCTCCCAAGTCTGACTGGCTTCCGCCAGAGCATCCTTTCCCTGAGATCTTCGATGCACCGGAAATCGCTATCGACGTTGAAACACGCGACCCGGATCTCAAGAGCCGGGGTCCGGGGTGGCCCACCAAGAACGGCGAAGTGGTGGGCTACGCTATCGCTGTTCCCGGCTGGAAAGGCTACTTCCCTGTGGCGCACGTTGGTGGCGGCAACATGGACGCTAGGCAGATTAACAAGTACCTCAAGAAGGTATTGGAATCTCCCGGCGATAAGATTATGCACAACGCCCAATATGATCTGGGATGGCTCAGAGCGATGGGCTTTGAAGTGAAAGGCCGCATCGTAGATACGATGATGACCGCTGCTTTGATCGACGAGAACCGCTTTAGTTACTCGCTTAACGCACTGTGCTACGACCATTTGGGCAAGACCAAGTCTGAGAAGACTTTGGTTGAAGCCGCACGGGAGTTTGGCGTGGACCCCAAAGGCGAAATGTACAAGCTCCCTGCCATGTACGTTGGACCATATGCCGAGGTAGACGCAGAGATTACCCTTGAGTTATGGAACCATTTTAAAACGATTTTGAACACCGAGGATCTCTGGGACATTTGGAATCTCGAAACGGCACTGCTCCCGCATCTGGTCACCATGACACAGCAGGGCATCCGCGTGGACGTGGATCAGGCTGAACGCACCAAGCAGGAACTGCTCAAACGCGAGAAGGCCGCTTACGCACAAATCAATAAACTGGCAGGAATGAATGTCGAGATCTGGGCGGCGGCTTCGATAGCTAAAGCTTTCGACAAGGCTGGGCTAAGTTACCCTTCCACAGAAAAAGGTTCGCCCAGTTTTACTAAATTGTTCTTGGCCGAGCATTCCCACGACCTCCCGCGCCTGATCGTACAGGCACGGAACCTGAACAAGGTCCAAGGGACGTTCATCGATAGCATCTTGCGATACGTTGGCAAAGACGGACGTGTGCATAGTCACATCAATGCAGTTCGCTCGGGTGAGGGGGGAACTGTTTCTGGCAGAATCTCTATGAACAACCCTAACCTCCAACAGATCCCGGCCCGCGACCCCGAACTCGGCCCTATGATTCGGCGTTTGTTTCTCCCTGAAGCCGGAGAGCAGTGGGCAGCCATAGACTATTCGCAGCAAGAGCCACGCATCCTCACTTCATACGCCAAGCGGTTTGGCGATTACAGAAAGATGGATATGGGCGGCGTTGAAGAATTTATTAACGAGTACCAACAAAACCCCGATGCAGATTATCACAGCATGGTGGCGGAGCTATCGGGATTGCCCCGCTCGACGGCCAAAGTAATTTCCTTGGCCCTCATGTACGGAATGGGGGTCCAGAAGTTAAGTCAGCAACTGGATATCCCGTTGGAAGAAGCCAAGGATCTGACCCAGCAGTACCATAAGAAAGTACCGTTTGTGAAACAACTGACCCAAGGCGTACAGCGCTATCTTGACGATCCACGGTCCGGGGGCTGCATACGGTCCCTCAAGGGCCGCAAGTGCCGTTTCGACCAGTGGGAACCCGATAGCTTTGAGATGACCAAGGCGATGCCCTACGACGAAGCTGTGAACGCCTACGGGCCAACCACGAAGCTCAAGAGAGCGTATACGTGGAAGGCGCTTAATCGTTTGATCCAAGCAAGTGCGGCGGATCAGACCAAGCAAGCTATGGTGAACATCTGTGAGACGGGCAAGATCCCGCTGCTACAGGTACACGATGAACTGGCCTTTTCCGTGGCAGATCCGGAAGAAGCCCGGGCGTTGGCAAAGATGATGGAAGAGGCTGTACCTTTAGAAGTTCCTAACAAATGCGACATTGACCTCGGGCGGAGCTGGGGCGAAGCTAAGGAATTGAAATAATTGATATTGTCCTATACAATCCCAGATAAAACGGAGGCTTAAAAGTGGATACTAAGAAATGGAAGTCGGTCCTTGTACCGACCGATATCTACGAAGAGATTGTGACGATTTCGCACGTCGAAGGACGCACGATCAGCGGGCAACTGCGCATCATTTTCGAGTTCTGGAAACGCGAGAGTCTGACGCCCAAAGACGTTAAATTTCTACAAAGCGAAATGCGTGAAAGGAAACTCAAAGAAGAAGCGGCCGAGGCGCAGCAATCCCCGTGGCCTCAGTGATAGTCTTTGATTTCCTCCGGATAGCTGACGTCTGGCGCCCACGTTAAAGCCATCAGGCACTCGTAACACACGACCGCCTCTATCACCATCTTTTCGGCTTTGGCTATGTCAGCCAGTGTCGCGTCCATGAAGAACGGGTGTTCGCACCTTGTGCAGTGGTGCAGTTTGGGCGACGTCGCTGCGTCTCCCTCGAAACAACCAATCTCGGACGGTATCCACGGGAATTTCATATCGCTCACTTAACCACTTCACTTTACGTTTTTCGACGTTCCGCTGGTAACGAATCTCGGCCACCAGCTCGTCGGACCATTTTTTGGGTCTACCTTGTGCCATCTTGCATTGTTTCCTTTCGGTTTGACAAGCTGCCGATTTTATCATAGTTTCATGTGAAAAACAAGTATACCGTAAGTCGTTGATTTTAAAGGGAAAAACTAAGGTGTTGCTTTTACACATGATTTATGAGACAATGATAATTGGCTAGAAATTTAGCCATGATCTTTAACAATTTAATGTAGTTTAATTTTCCCGCGAAAGCGGGAGGAGTCAATTATGGAAAAAAGGAAAGTACAATGAAAACGACTTTACAAAAGCTTATAGAAAAGACGTTGATGTTGGAACGAAACAGCCAGTTTACCGTCTGCACTTTAGACGAGGGCTTGGTAATTGGTTTGGGAAGTGTCGAAAGCGATAACTTTTCATTTACCCCCATAGCCAAACTGTTGTCGCACGAAGACATCGTGGAGTTGCAAGAAAGTCAGGAGATCCAGATAGGGTGGACAGAAGTTACCAACGTCCTATTGGAGATGGCAAGGAAAGAGCTTGTCGGCAAACTGCCCGAAGACTTTGAAGCAGATGTTCAGCACCCAGCCCTCACGGATGAAGCGATTGACCACTATCAGAAGGAAATCGCCAAGGCTGAAGAAGCATTCCAAAAGGAATCAGCATGAAACTTAAAGAGATGGATAGGGAAATTGCTGAAAAGCTCGGGATACTGGATGAATGGAAAAAGGAAAACAGGAAACCGCGTCAGGGACGTTTTAGCATGGAGCAAGTTCGATCCAACGCCGTGCGCGTTCTGAACGTGATTGCTCCCCTGACACAGGCCGAACGCAAACGTGTTCTTGCCCACGCCTTACGCCTTAACGAAGTGTAAGCCCACGGCCCCGGGGCAACCCGGGGTTGCTTTTACACATAGTTTATGCGACAGTCACTTGAGACAACTAAGGAGGACCGACGATGCCGTGGAACAATAGACAATTTATTCGTGAAGAACGACCTTTCACGAGGGAAGAAGTGAAAAAGCTGAAAAAAGAAGAATTGCTACATCTCTTCATCGATTCAGCTATCAACGGGTGGGATACCGTGGAGCAGCAACAGCGATATCACGCCAAGGAACGCGCCGCGAACCCCAATCCAGATTCAGAGGTAAGCCGCGCCAATTGTTGGGAGATTTGTTGGGAATGTGAAGCCATTTTTAAAAAACTTCAACCGGAGGACAAACGATGAAAGTTAGAATTACCTTCGATTTAGACAAAGAGGTAAGACAAGCGCTTGAAAGCTGGTATGGGCAAGAAGGACTTGCCAGCCATGACGATTGTAGAGCACATATCCGAGCTGTAGTAGAAAGCGACTTGGCGGACATACGTGACGAATATGATCTCAAAGTAAGGGAGGACAGAGGATGAACACCGCTGATATTGAAACCCTTAAAACTATGGCGTCGGCCGATCCGGACGCCGCACAACAACTTTTTACCAAGGTCACCGCCAACGAGGATCGCATGGCAATCTGCCAGCTTCTGCGAATCTATACGCAGGATCACGACGCCGAAACCTTGGTGAACTCTCTGGGAGATCTGATTGACAAGGCAAGAAGGGAAGGATACGCTCTGCCTGAGTGAACTTTTAATTCCTTTTTTGTTCGCTATTTTTGACTCCTTGTAAGACAAAAACCCCGGCTTTTCCCACCGGGGTTTTTTTTCGCCTTATATATATGTCGTGGCCAAATAAATAAAAAAAAATAAAAAAAAATAGAAAAAACGCTGTAATTGGTGTGTTTGGTGTAACTATAGGCTCTTGGCCCACGGACCACGGGGCTTTCAGCGGTTACGCCATTCGATTTTAGAGGTTTCACGAAAAACACAAACTGTAAATTCAAGAATTCCGTTAAGGGGTCAATGGAAAATTTTTTTATTTTTTTTATTTATTTTGTACGTATATATAGAAAGGCTTTTTTTGGTTGTGGCATACTTCAGCCCATGAATCATCGCTACATCGTTCCCGCATCCACCCGTCCCACAAAAAGAGGACGCCCCCGTAAAACACTCGCTGAACGCGAAAACAAACCGCTCACCAAGAGGCAGGAGCTTTTTGTAAAGGAGTGGGTTTCTAAGGACGGCCAAATTACTAAGCGTGATGCGGCCATCGCAGCGGGATATTCCGTGTCGGCTGCGCACCAACGGGCGTATGAACTCACCGATCCTCAGCGCAGCCCCCATGTCTGTAAAGCAATTCGGGACTTCAAAGCGGAGTTGAATAAGAAGTATGCCGTGGACTACGGTAGGCACGTTAAAGATTTGCAGAGAATCCGGGATGAAGCTTTGGACAACGGGGCGTATTCAGCCGCCGTTGCTGCGGAAAAAGCGCGAGGCCAAGCGGAAGGTTCGATTTACATCAACAAATCTGAAATCAGGCACGGCTCTATTGATCAGATGGACCGCGCACAGGTTATGAAAGCTCTCGAAGAATTAAAGGCCAGCTATGAGCCAGTTGCTACCGTGGAACGAGTCGATACTGAAGAGGAGATTGAAACGGAAGACGGAGTCGAGCTTCTGGAAACAGATCAAACGAGCGATGCAGAAGCATCGCCCTCACTGGCGTCCGGTTAGACTCGAAAGTTCTGTGTCGTTAGGTGTACCCGACGTTTTGATAGCCGTGGACGGTGCTTTCGGAATGTGGGAGCTCAAGGTTACCCACGCTAACGCCGTCCGGATCTCCCCTCACCAGATTTCATTCGCGGAAAGCCATCGCCAATACCCGGTTTGGTTTCTGGTGTGTGTCGTCGATCCCGGGGGAGAACGCGTCTTGGCCTACCATGCTCGGGACGTTGAGGAACTGGCCCGGTTAGGCGTCAAACACCCCCCGCAATTAGAAATTACCCCTCCCAACTGGGAAGCCCTTTTCAGCTTGATTAGCCCCTAAAACTCCCATATGATTAACGTTCCGACTAATCGAAAAAAGGAACCTTTATGGAAATAAAAAAAGAACGAACTCCCTTGGAGCGAATTGATTACAATCTCGGGTTTTTTGAGCTGCTTTGGAATTCTGGCAGACATGACCTTGCCGTGGTTCATTTTGACAAAGCGCGGGCTTTGGTGCAGGAGCAGGTCAAAAAGGAGGCCGGATTATGAAATTTTCTAACCCAAATCCATTTGTGGTCAGTAAGTTTTGCAATGAAATTTTAATAAAAAGTACGAGTTTGGATGATATCCCCGCGTGGGCAATCTTGGAACTCGCTGAAACCAAATTGCTAAACGGAGATTCCTATCAAGTCGCTGAAATGATTTCCGCCGTCAGAGAGAGACTAAGGACTCTGGATGACCACGATCTAGATCAGCCTAAAGGACTTGAGATTTGGACTTTAGAAGAGCGGGACCGGATCGAGCTATTTTATGAAAGCGAGCAAGAGAGAGAATTGAGGTTATACGCCGAGCATTTCAAGAAACCCCTGAGCAGCTTGACAATCTCCAAGAAGCTCGTTCGTTCTCCGTGTCCTTGTGATTGTCCAGTAGAGGCAGACTCTATGGAAGATGCGGTTGTACAGTGGGCCGATGACTGTCGAGAAACCGAAGAAGGAGTGGGACTAAGTGACGTGCAGGTACACATCGTGCGCGAAGCTTACCGAAGAGGTAAAAAGGAGAATGAACGATGCTGAGTTGGCTTGCAAATAGGTATGAAAAAAGCTTCAAAAATGCAGGCAGTTTCCCCGCACCCCTTCCTGAGTATTACTACAGGAAAATGGGTCGGAGAACGGAGGTCCGGCGAATCCGGGACGGTATTCTTTACATGGTGCTCTGGGATCTTCCGGATAGTGAACATGAGACGGTTGCCAAAGCGGCCCATTTAAACGTAACGACTGTGAGGGCAATCAAAAATGACAAATGATCACTTTGTAATGCTGGGTAAATTGGCGGCGCACCATGCGCACCGGGTGCCGGACAGTGCGCAAGAATTGGTGCTGGATTTGATGGCGGTTCATCAACAGGTGCCGCTTGATCTGGAGCGCATTTTCGAGGATCTCGATGATCCAAGCGTGGTACATGACGTGGTTGGTATCTGGAATCATTTAGACCGGAAAACCAAGAAACTGCGGGATAGCTGGTGGCCCCGTTATGCTTTAAAACAATAGGGTAATTTCTAAAATTACTGTACCTATAAGATTATTATGTGGTTTAATGGGGTGTTACTTTCGAGTAACACCCTTTTTTTTTAACTTGGAGTTCAAAAATGAATATAGAGCAATTTAACCGAGTAGACAGCTTTAACGGCTCGCTCGCTGGTCTATTGGCCCGCCTGAGTGAGGCCCAGCCCCGCAAGGCGGATATCATTCAGTCAACTGGAAATATGCAATTGCGTACTTCCACGGCCGGATACCTTCCGCATCACAATCATGCTTATAAGGGTGAGCGGGAAAATGTTAGCGAGATCATCATAGAAGCGGATCGCGGCGTTCCAACCTTAACCACCGCGCTTAACCCGGTAGCCGTAAACCAGTTGGCCGCGAAAACTGGGATCGCAACTCGCGATTTTCGACGTTTTCAGGACCATTACCCGGCCGAACTGGATAGCCTTGTTAACGCCATTTTTCAAAATGAGCCGAATAACCGCATGATCCGGACTTATAGCAGTGACCATGACAACTATTTTCTAGGTCGCGCTTTTGTGAGCGATGCGTTTAAAACGTATGACAATTACGATTTGTTAGAGGCCGCACTTCCGCCCCTTCTTGACAATGACGCGGCCGACTGGCGCACTGTGAACGCCACGGTTACCGACCAAAAAATGTACATCAGATTGAAATCGGAGAACTTCACGGGTGAAGGTGCCGCCGTGGGTGATGCGATGGCCGCTGGCATTGTGATATCCAACTCCGAGGTCGGTATGGGTTCGATTTCGGTTGCGGAATTGGTGTGGACCTTGATCTGTTTGAATGGGATGCAAACTCAAAACGTGCAACGTAGTGCACACATCCAGTCTGCCCGGGGCGAGGAATCTTTTGGATTACTGGCGGCGGATACCAAGCAAAAAGACAATGAACTCACCAGTTTGAAAATGCGCGATTATGTCGCGGCCTATTCTAGCCGCGAGAATTTCGATAACACGCTGGAGCAATTCCGGGCCGCCGCGAATGATGTAGTTGAGGTCAGTTCCCAAGCGGCTGTGGAAAATCTGGGCACTGTGTTACAACTTACCAAATCCCAGACCAGTAGCGTATTGGATGGCCTATTGCAGACAGTTGGTCAAGCCGGATATGCGGGCAATCCCATATCCCGGGCCACGCTTGTTAATGCGGTAACCGCAGTCGGTAATACGGTCGAAGCGGATCAGGTCGACGATTGGCAGAAATTGGGAGGTCGCGTACTCAATTTAGGGCGCCGCGACTGGGATCGCGTAGCAGCAGCCGCTTAATCCTTTAACTTTCAAGTAAAACGCACCTAAGGGGCCTAGTTGGCCCCTTTTTTGCATCCCTATCTTTTCCACATTAAATGCCGATATACTCCTATAGTTAATCAATAAAGGAGTCTGTAACTATGAAATTGAAAAAGTCGATAATGTCCGGGAAATTGGCCGGAATCGACGCCTTTAATACCAACACGCTGACCAACCCCTATTGCCAGAAAATGCACGTTACCCCGGGCACGGTCTGCAAGGAATGTTATTCGTGGCGTATGCTCCAAACCTACCGGGCCAATTGCGCGGAATCATGGCAATTAAACAGTGATCTATTATCCAGCGCCTTGATCCCAGTCGATCAACTGCCAGTAATTAACGCGCATTCATTCCGATTGCACGGTCACGGCGAACTCATTAATAAAACGCACTATCTTAATTACTTGCGAATAGCCCGGCGCAATCCCGCATCGACGTTCGCACTATGGACCAAGCGAAAGGAAATCATCCGCGCGGCCGCGCGGTCGATCGATCCCGCATCGACCCGGCCCGCTAATTTGATCCTGATCTATTCCAATCCTATTAAAGACAGGATCATGAAATCCCCGCCGAAATACTTTGATAAAGTTTTTAATAACATCACCCAACCCAGCCCGGCCGATAATTGCACCGGGCGTAAATGTATCGACTGCCGACAATGCTACTCGTTAACTAGTGGCGTTGATTCGATTGTTGAACTAATGAAATAAGGAGCCAAAAACTATGCATTTAATAAACCAAAAGCCACTCGATACCGCACCGCTACTGTGTAGCGACTGCGGCCAGTTAAAGCGTCAATTTTATGTACTGGGCATCAAGTCCCTGATTTGTGTGGATTGCGCTACCGGGATCGCCCGGGACTTTGAGCCCGCATTCGATGCGATCTTTAACGCACCCAGCGATCCGCAGCCCGTCGATCCGCAGCCGGTGAACGCCGTTAAGTATGGCGAATTTCTAACTCTAAACACCGGGGCGAAGAATCCCACGGTTTACGAGCGGGGGAACTATTGCCGCAGCCGCCGCAAGTTTGAGCTTATCCGGGCCGATGATTTCAATCGCCGCACGTTCGTTAAACCGTCGACGCTGGTGCGTGTGATCGACCACTAGGCCGCATCG